GCAATATGACTATTGGTGCATTAGAAAAACGTAAATCTGGAATTTCATCAATGGTTGATGATGCAATGTTAGAAAGAATGTATCAATATCAATTAGATCAAAAGAAAAAAGGTTTATTGTAATGGACAATAATTATGAGTTATTCAAAAAATTAGGATTAAGTGTAGCTCGTGGTGTGCCACAAATTGCAACAGGTGCTGTAGATTTAGCTGCATTGCCATTAACAATGACAGGCATAAGAAAACCAGAGCAAATATTTGGATCTACTGCATACTTAACAGATAAAGGTTTGTTACCACAACCACAAATAGGTTTATTAAATCAAAGTACAGAATTAGCATCATCTATGTTAAATCCTGCAGCTGCTGCTAAAGGTGGTTTAGGCCTTGCTGGAATAATGATTGGTAAAGGAGCTAAAACTTGGGATGCTGTTAAAGCTGCACAAGCTGAAGAAATGTTAGCTAAAGGTGCTGATCCAAAAGAAGTTTGGTCTTTACTAGGTACTGGCAGAGCTACATGGGATAACCAATTAAGACAAGAAATAAGTGACGATGCTGCTAAATTTAAATATCAACCTATATATGATATTAGAAATATTCCAAGAAATGACTATAACAAACTTGGTGATTTTTTAGATCATCCAAAATTATATGAAGCACATCCAGAATTAAGAGAAACAAAAGTTGAATTTGAACCAAAACCATTTAAAGATAAAAAAGGTAATCCTAATATTTTAGGTGCGTCTTATAATAATCCACTAGATAGAATAAGGCTTGAAATATTTCCTCCAAATTATAGCTTTGAAAATAATATTGATCCAAAAGACTTGCAAAACATTTTAAATAATACGTTACATGAAACAAATCATGCTGTTCAATTTAAAAATGATTTTGGTAGGGGTGGATCTTCTTCATTATTTCCACAAAGTTCTGCAGATAAAAAATTAACAAATCAAATTAAACAAGCCAATGCATTACATATTTTAAGTGAAAAACATGGTGTGCCTTTAGATAAATTACCAGATACATTTAATAGAGTTACTGGTAAAAAATTAGTTAAAGGTTCTATGGATTTATTTGGTCAATATGATAGAAATCAACTTAAAACTATATATAACGATATTGCAAATCAAGATATTAGAAAATACAAAAGACTTGGTGGCGAGGCTGAAGCAAGATTGGTTGAAAGAAGGCAGCCTCTTACAGAACAACAAAGGCTTGAAACATATCCATTACAATATTTGGAAGGTAATCGTTCAACATTAGATTACCCTACAAATGAATTATTTAATAGAAATACTAGCGGTACAATTGAAAATTTTGATTTATTAAATGATGCATTTTGGAAGAATTAATCTTCGTCAGCAAATCTTTGTAAAAGTGCTTCATGTTTAGGATCAACTTCATCATCTTCTTCAATCACTTGTTGTAGCAACCAGTTTTTATAAACATCTGCCTTTTCCATATCTTGAACTAAATTACCTTTAAAAGATGATCTTAAAGTATATTTAATAATATTACCTTTTAAATATCCAATAAATTCTTCTTTTGTAAGTTTAGCTTCAATTATATCAATTACTTCTATACCACCTACAGTATAGTGTTTTGGAGCTACTACATTGTTATCGTTCATACTTACCCCCTAATAAACATTAAATTAATCATTTCATATGTACCATATGCCATCCAAAATATGCTACCTATGACTAATGCCCATACTATCCAATCAATTACTTTTTCAATTAAACCCATTTTCCATATTCCCTGCCAACCTTAACAGAAACATAAGTTCTGTTCTTAAATCTTTTATCTAATTCATTATTATAAGTCCACTTTGGCAAAATAAAATATCCTTGACTTTCCAAGTATTTTAACCTAGTTCTATTAGTTGCACATCCTTGAATAATGTCTTTAATGCTGCAATCTTTATTATTTTGTATATAGTTGACAATAAATTTAGCTTGCCTTGCATCATCTAATTTTGTGTACATAGTTCAGTCCTTATGTATTTCAAAATACCATAATTATACCCACGCATTGTGCATTCTACCAATGTATAATCAATTAATAATTCATCTATACGTCTACGATTATACGCACTATGAAATTCTATTAGAAACACTACAGGAAAATTTACCAAGTTTTCAAGTATTTCAATCTCTGCACCTTCTGTATCTATCTTAATAATGTCACACGCTGGAAGATGTTTGGCTGACATTACCTTAACTATTTCACCTTCTTTATCTTGTTCTTCGCCTACAAACATACTTGCCTCACCACAATTATGCAACCCATAATACATCTGACGTTCACCATCTTCTTTGCCTATAGCAAAATTCCTAATGGCTATATCAGTACCTGCTGTATTTTGTCTAAGCAAGTTAAAGTTTTCTTTTATAGGCTCATAACAATCTATCTTGGGGTTATCAAAGTACTCATGTGCCCATACCGCAAATCCACCTACATTAGCACCAATGTCTATAATATATGGATTTGGCATAGCACCAATAGCATATTCGCCTTGAAATATCTTACCTACATGGCTAATCATGTTATTAGGTATGATCATACAAGCCTACCACTAAATTGATAAGTACCTGTGTGGCTTAGTTGAGCCCATGCTGCACCCCAAACTTTTATACCATTATCACGAGATAATTTACAGAAATGATAGTCCTCACTTAATAAATGATTTTGATCATCTATGCTAGTGGTAAAGTATTCTGTTACTTTGTCACCCATATTAGAGTTATCATTCACATCATTCATATTATGTTTATAAGATGGACATTTATCTTTTAACTTTTCAAATACCTCACGCTTAATTAACATAAATCCAGTACCTCCATGTTTAATTTCAAATGGCTTATCTAATGGCACTAACTGTGACTTAACATCGCCAACCATGTTTACTACATACTCACCTGTAAAATATTTTAGTTGATCCTGTGGCACTTTCTTTTCAATAGCAAAAGCCACACCACCCCAGTTAATTTCTTTTTTAGGGTACAGGCCACATATAATTTCTACGTCAGAGTCAATCATCTTTAATAAATGCTGTGCCTCAAATTGAATGTCAGCATCAATAAACATTAAATGTGTAGCATCACCTTTTAAAAAGTCATTTACTAAAGTATTGCGACCTCTAGTAATAAGGCTCTCATTATAAAGAAATGAAAAGTATGCCTCTATGTCTTTAGCATTTAGCCATGCCTGCAACTTAAGCATAGATTCCAGATAAGTGCCATAACATAAGCCACCATACATAGGTGTTGCAATAAATAGATTTGTTTTAGTTGCCAAGATGTGCCTCCACAAGTTTTTTTGAATCGTACTTTTTAACGTTAGTTACTTTAATAATATTTTTTGTATCTGGAATTAATGGTGTAATTGTAACATTGTGTAATTTAGATTTTAAATCTTTAAACCAAAACATCTCTGTTGGCTCTGAAGTCATAAGTCCAGACCATACAAGTGCACCTGTACTGTCATACTCTTCCACTAAAAATGCAATTGGCTTAGTCACAGAATACAAGACTTCCTATTTTAATATCACAGTTTTTCCATCCAGTTGGTGTTGAAATACTATCATCATAAAAATGTAATTTTTTAGGTACAGGATTTTTATATTTATTAAATACAATTGCATCAACTGCTAATGATTTAATTTCAAGATAACGTTTCTTATCAACCTCATCATGAGATGCATCTGTAATTCCTTGAAACTGTCCTTCAGCGTAGGAAACCTCACACGAGTCCTTTCCATACCCTGCCTTAATGCGTTGACGTATAATATTCATAACAGCAATAATTTCTTGCTGCGTTCCTGCTTCATGGTATGCAGCGTGTGCATAACAACTCATGTACAAATCTAGTGTATTAATGTCCATAATTTAAATCTATAAATTTAATTAAATCTTTATCATCAATTTTACTATAAATTCTTTTTCTTACATAGTCTATATCATAATTAGAAAATATCAAACATAAATCTCTTAATTGATTTGATTTAGACCATAAAAAAAATAGTGCAGATTTTTGATCATTAGAGTATCCATTCATTGCATCATCAACAGCCTTAAGCAATATTGCTTGTAATAATCTTGCTTCTGGTGTGGTAGATAATTCATTTACTGTAGATTCTCTTAGTTCAACTTTTTGCATAGTCTTTTGTCATGGTTTTCTCTATTTATAAGACGCTATAAAAGGTATATAATTACGCTTAATGGCATAAGCCAGAAACCTTTTAAGGAATATTATTATGTGGACAACTCCAGCTGCTACTGAAATGCGTTTTGGCTTTGAAGTGACTATGTACGTCATGAATAAATAGTTTGTATAAGTGATGGGAAATGCTCCTAAAATGGAGCATCTTCCTCATTTGTAGCGTTAGATGTAGTTACTTCTTTTAACTGCACAGATCCAGAAATAAACTTACCCTTAGCACTTTCACGAATCCAGCCACTAACTCTAAACTCAATACCATCTACATTTAAATTACCTGTGTAGTCTGGTCGTTTAGGATTATCACCCTTATCATTTTTAAATAGTGCAAAACTATTTGTGTTATCATACTCAGCCATACGTTACTCCTTAACAAAAATTGGTTTCTTAGTCCAGCGTTTAGGTTCTATGTCATCTTCAACATATTTCATAAACTCTAGTGCTAATGGCATATACCATTCAAGCCATGACTTACTTCTTTTAACTATTTCTAGTTTTGTTTCT